CTAAGACCATTTTTCTTTGAGATTCATCTAATCCTTGTATCCAATTTGTAACATCTTTAAATTTTTCTGATAAACCTTCTAACATTGGTGCAACAGAATCTTTGATAACATCAAACAATGCTAACAATGTAACTTGCATATCAGCTAATGCTTTTTTCCATTTGAATTCTACGGTATCAGCATATGCTTCGACTGCTCCTTCTAACATTCCTGTCGAGTTTGTAACATTATTCATTATAGAATCCACAACATCAGCATCTTGGGATAACATGTTCATAACTCCCCTTAATGCCCTGATGTTCGGTATGATTTGTGCCATTGCCTCTTCATTATCACCAAATGTTTCATCAAGTAATCTCATAACTTGTAATAGACCATCTGGTTCTTTCTTTGCCATGTCCCTGAGGTCTTGCATTGATAAACCAACACTATCCAAAACTTCCTTTGCTTCCTTTGTTGGTTTTTGTAAAAACATCATAATAGCATTTAATGATGTTGCTGATGTTGCCGCGTCAGCTCCGACTCTGCTCATGACTGCTAATGAACCTGAAACTTGTGCAAAACTAATGCTCATGGCTGACGCCATTGGTAAAAGATTACCCATGACAGGTGCTAATGCATCTGCTTCTAATTTACCTTCTCTGACCGCCGCCGTCAAAATATCTGCCGCCTGTGTAGCCGACAAATTGGCTGAGCCGTATGCATTGATTGCTGATGTTAATGTATCAGCTACAACTTTTGTCTCTCCTAATCCCACCATTGACGCCTTGGCTGATGTTCTCAAAACATCCATTGCTTCGGCACCTCTTAATCCGGCTGATGTTACAAAGAAAAGACCTTCTGCTAATTCACGAGGAGCTACTCCTAATTCAGGACCCATTTTCATTATGTCCTGTCCCCAAGCATCAACTTGTTCTTGTGCGATACCAACTAGACCTACAACTTTTTGCATTTCTTTCTCAAAATCTTTACCCATTTTGAATGCACCAACACCAACTGCTAATAAAGGAAGGGTCAGGTATTTTGTCATACCTTTTCCAATCGTTTGCATGCTTTTTCCGGCCTTTTGAAAACTGGTTATCAGACTTTGACTAGCACTCTGACCTGCCTTTGACACATTAGACATTGCAGTGGCATTTGCTTTTTCCACGGCATTTACAGATGCAGTTCCTTCGGCTTTTACTTTATTCATTCCGGCACTAAATCCTGCCGTATTTGCTGTTACGGTTGCTGAAACTTGTCCGACGACAAAGGCCACGGATCATCACCTCCTATCTTTAAATATCAATATCAATTGCATCTGGAACCCATTCAGCATATCTTCGATTATTTTTATCTGAATTCCATCTGTACCATGCAGAATCAATTGGCAAACCCCTTACTAGACTTAAAAATCTTCGCCATGAGATTTGATTTGAGAATCCTAATTGATTGATGTTGATATTGTAATACCTTTGAAAATCTGCCTCAATAGTCCCCCAGGCCCACATTAGGAGCCTAGGGTCTACACGTTTTTTTCTTTAATATCCGTATTGACTGCATGACCCCATAACTCCATTATCTGAGGGACCAAAACACCAACGATAAAATTTAATTCAACATCTTGTTCCATGTTCAACATTTCTAAAAATTCTTTACCAAACATTTTATCAATGAATTCTGCCATTAAATCAGTTGGTATTTCAAAAAAAACACCACCATCTCGTCTTACTAAACAATTCCTCATATAAAACATTCCGAAGGTAAATGGCATAGTAAATGGTATATTGAATACCCGGCCTTTAAACTTGATTTTATGTGATTTATTCTTGCTGGAATATTCTTTTAATGCCTCATCAAAATCAATTGCTAAATCTAATTCTTCCAACTTTTCTACATCCTTCAAACCATCATTAAGAAGCTTTCTCCGGTCAAGGTTTTTCTTTTGTGTAATTTCATCTACTAATACTTTTTTGTCTAAGTCAGACATGTTCAATTCCTCCTAATATTTTATTATGAACCTGGCACTATTGGTACATTTGTGTTAACTCTGAAACTACCACTGAATTTGTAAACACTACCGACGCTTCCTGTCTCTTCATAACTGGTAAAAAATCCTGTCATGTTATTCCCATACCCATTTGCTTTTGTATGTTTGATTGACACAATCTCACCTGTTTCTGCGGCATCTTTCAATTCACTTTGGCCTGCATCTAATCCAGCTACTGCACTTTCAATTGCAATCCCAGCTACGGCGGCAGTTTCACCTTTTGCAATTGATACAAATTGACTATGCAATATATCACTACCTGGTATTACATCCTCAGCTCCTGTAACATCTTCCTCGGATATTGTTACATTCCTATTGAATGATGTTATCTTAGCAACTACCTCATCTTGTACTTCTAAAATTGTTTCAGCAAATTTTACTTCATCCATGTTCATTACCTCCTTTTAATTTCTATATTTATCTCCGGATGATTGGACCCTCATATTATAATGGGAGCTCCATTCATTACGGTTCTGCGTGTCTTTCCCGATGCTGGCTGGTGTTGTTACAACATATACATCACTTACAACACTTCCCCCTGTTACAAATGCACTTGCACCAAATCCAACTATTGCTTTATGTATAGCAAATGCCTTCTGCCATGCCGTCAAATACATTGAATTTCTAACTAATATTTGAACACCTAGCAAATCAATTGTCTGGGCTTGGGATTCTTCTAATGTAGGTGCACTTTCATCATATAATGTTATGCAATCATCAGGAGAATCTGGCTGATAACCTATGAATATATCAACATTCACTGTACCAATTCCTTCACTTTCTAAATACTCTGCTAACTCGGTTGCTATCATTCGGCCCATGCCTCCTTTGTCCTTTTTTGTAGGTTGATGTTCAACAATGTATTTGCCTCTTTATTGAATGGGTCTGCTACATACCTTTTCTTTCTTCCTCTTTGGAAATGAGCATCATTTTCATGCCATCTTTTTGCATAAGGTATGATTGGTTTTCCTGTTCCTTGCCCTCCACCAAATGAAATACAAACTGCGACTTCTGGGTATGGGTTTGGCTTAGATGTGATAGTACCAGATTTCATTAATGAAGATTCATTCAATGGTACTTCTTGTTTCATCTTTTCTAATAACTTTTCCGCGGTTTCTTGTATGGCTTCGCTTGTCGCCATATCAGTTCTACGGATTAAAACTTCACCTCTCCAATTTGTCCATCCACCCATTTTAATTACCTCACAAATACTTCATAATGATGTAGTGTGCCATCCCTAGGGTCGTCAATCGGTTGAACATCAAGCACCTGCATTTCTGGTCTAGCAACAGGCTTAGTTTGTGTCATAAACCATTTGTCTTTTTTCAAATCAATTGTAATTGGTGCATCTGATTTGAGGAAAACTAATGCGTTTGATGTTATTGTTTCTCCCTGTGCCATTCCTGATGCCAATCCAACTGTCATTTGTTTCCTACCATATTGGACAAAACCTTTCTGTCCCACATAAGTTGTGATAATTGAAAGGTCGCCATGTACATCTAAATTCTTCTTGACTAATGTGATTGTATGCGTCATTAAATTTTCAAACTTCTTCTTATTCGTCATAATACATATCATCACTTTCTTTGAATGAACGTTTAGAAATACTTACACCACGTTTTATCAAACCAGCATTACTTAACAATGTGTCAGCATATTGCATACCCCTCGGCAAGATACTTGCTGATTGTCCAGATGCACTAAAACGCCCTAAGGTGATATTATCAGCATCAGGCGTCTCATCATCATTATCAAACAAATATGAAACCATTTGGGAAACCCATAATTTTACTGCCCTTGATTGAACAACAACTAGATTGTCAATGTTCAATTTATACCCATTTGAATTGAAAGGATAATTTCCTATCCTACTATCCAATAATGAGGATGCCATGATGATTCTGTTATTTGTTGCTTCGGAGGCATCTTTGCTTGTTAAACTTGCATATTCAACTGATGTAATATACATATGAATAACCTCCCTTATTCATTAATTTCCTCAGAATCAAGAAAACCAACATCATCATCTTCATCTGTATCTTCAACGACCTTAGCAGGCTTCTTATTGCGTGTTCTTTTTGGTTTGGATACAACATCAACTACAACATCATCATCCAGTTCCTCGAGTTCTAAGGCGTCCTCTTGCTTTGTGATGTTATTACTCACATCTTGCATTGTAGGC